CGATAGAGATGACTACGCTAAAATTTTTAAGACAAGACTACAGGAAGATAGTAAAGCAGCGGGACGTTGGGAGACGGAGCAGGGTGGTGAATATTTCGCCGCCGGTGTCGGTGGTGCGATCACGGGTCGTGGCGCTGATCTACTGATCATCGACGATCCACACTCGGAACAGGATGCACTATCACCCACGGCATTAGAGTCAGCCTACGAGTGGTACACGTCAGGTCCACGTCAGCGTCTGCAGCCGGGAGGCAAGATCGTGATGGTCATGACTCGTTGGTCGACAAAGGATCTAACAGGTATGCTGGTCAAGAACCAGAAAGAGCCAAAGGCGGATCAATGGCACGTGGTCGAATTTCCGGCGATCATGGACCACGGATCAGAGAAAGCAAAACCGGTCTGGCCCGAGTATTGGAAGCTGGACGAGTTGGAGAAGGTCCAGGCGACACTGCCCACGGGCAAATGGAACGCGCAGTGGATGCAGAACCCGACAGCAGAAGAGGGCGCGATATTGAAACGTGAGTGGTGGATGAAGTATACTGCTGATGACATACCACAGCTGCAACACGTCATACAATCTTACGATACAGCATTTTTAAAAAAGGAGACAGCCGATTACAGTGCGATCACCACATGGGGTATATTCTATCCGAATGAGGATAGTCCCGCCAATCTCATATTACTAGATGCCATAAAGGGACGTTACGAGTTTCCAGAACTTCGACGTATAGCTCTCGAACAGTACGATTATTGGAAACCAGAGACGGTGATTGTCGAGGCAAAGGCATCGGGATTGCCTCTCACATACGAGCTCAGACAGATGGATATACCGGTGGTAAACTTCTCACCATCCAAAGGAAATGACAAGCATGCACGTGTAAATGCTGTTGCACCTTTGTTTGAATCTGGTATGATATGGGCGCCTGAGCAGAAATTCGCAGACGACGTTATCGAGGAGTGTGCGGCTTTTCCTTATGGTGATCATGACGACCTGGTCGATTCGACGACACAGGCGATCATGCGATTCAGACAGGGCGGTCTGATCGGACACCCTGAAGACTATATCGACGATAAGGTCGAGCAACGTAAAAGGAATTATTATTAATGAACCCGATTGTAAAAAAATTTTTGCAAAAACAAATCTTCAAACAAAAAGGAGCTATAGGTTCTGCAAAATCTGTCCAGTTTGCATATAATGCTTTAGAGACCAGAATGAAAAATATAGGGTTGGATATTAATCTAATCAAAACACAGAGAGATTTAGACCAAGCATTAGGGTTTGTTAAGTCTATAGAGGACCAGGTATTTGCAAAACAATTTGGTGATGTATTAAATAAAAATTTAAAAGAAAGTGCCGAGGTATTTGATTTAAATAAAAATAAATTAAATCCCGATAAAAACATAATGGGTGGCACACAGGATGAGAAGGATATGTTAAAAAAATCTATAGATAGAAATATAAAAGAGGCCACAGAGAAAGGTGATTTCAAGGGTATAGCAAATCAGGTATTAAGAGATCCTGAGATTGCAAGAGAATTTATGCTGTCTAAAAAATTTCCGTTTCGTAGAGATACAAATGTTTTAAGTGGTGAGGATGCAATACCAATTGCAAGAAAAGCAAAATTTGATGAAGAGATGGGTATAAAAAGTGTGGCACCAAGAGACTACAGCGTAGAAAAATTAGTATCTGATTTTAAAAAGTTTGGTAATGCAACTGATAAGGACATACAGATGATATTAGGCTCTGGCAAGTCTGGTCAGATTCCTTATGTCATGGACAACTACGGCATGAGTTATAAAGAAGTTATCGATACATTAAAACGTGGCGACCCATTAATCGAAGGATTGGCAACAGGTGGACGTGCAGGATTTAAAGTCGGTAGTCCAAGCAAGCGTACATTTTTAAAAGTTATGGGGGGTCTTGCTGCAACGCTTGCTGCAATCAAATCTGGTTTGATAGGAGCGCCTAAAAAAGAAATCACTAAACAGATTGTAAAAGAAACAGCCACAGATGTAGCTAGTGCACCACCACAATATTTCTTTGATCTTGCAAATAAGATTAAACTTCTTGGTAAACCATCAAAAGTAAAACCTCAAGAAAGAGTAGAGGAGTATTCCTACATAGGTAAAAACGGTGATGAGTATACATTAACCGAAGATATCGGAACAGGTGATATGCAAATCATAAAAGATAAAGGAGGTATTGGAATTGCAGACGATAAATCTTTTGACACCATAAAAGACAGAACTGTTATGGATTATAGAAAAGGACGAGGTGATGAAACTACAAAAGGGACACCAGCAGACGAGTATGATGAATTTAAAGTAGAATTTGATAGAGATGGCACAATGGGAGATGGTGATGTCATCGATGAAAATATTAAAAAAGAGATTATAGAGGAGGCATCAGATATACCTAAACAAAAAATCAAACGAGCAGGTGGTGGTGTTGCCTACATGTTAGGAGAATAATGAAAGATCTTAAAATCATAGAGCTTATGGAACTCTTTGATGAGGACGAAGTAATTCCAGCAAGTGAGATGAAAAGACCACAATCCGCATTGGACAGAGAAATGTTTCAAGATGCAAGTAAAAGGTTTAATCAAGCAGAAGGTGGACGAACTGGTTTTGATGAAGGGTCCTTTAAAATTTCTGATGAAAAAATTAAAGAAATATTTCCAACATATTTTACGAAGGACTACACAGGTAAATTAAACGAAAGTAAAATTAAAAAGATATTAAAATTATATTCCGACAAAAAAGGTGGTAGAAATTATATTGGTAAAAAAATAGGTGCAGATCCATCGGTGGTAGGTAGAATTTTAAATAAAGCCATAGATAGTAAAATACTTAAAGAAGTTAAACCATCAGAATTTAAAACTAAAGATGAACAGAGAATATACAGAGACATTAGTGAAAGAAAAATTTACAAAACAGTTAGACCTATTACTGCTAACGATAGAAAAATAAATCCAGATATTCCAGCTAATGCAAAATTTAAAGTCCAAGTTCCATCAGGAGAAAAAGGCACAAGCACTAAAATGGTTTATACTACTACAGAAGCTGCAGCAGAAAATGCAATTAAAAAAGCAGAAAAATTTACAGAAACTGCAAAGTTAGCAAAAGAAAAACCTTTTAAAGAGGCAGTAAAATCAATTCATAGAATTGCTATGGCTGATCCAGAAGATTTAAACAGTATTAAAAATTTATCTAAAATGGTTTACGGCGCCGACGATGTAAAAAATCTTACAAGGACTGCAAATGATTTAGTGAGGTATCAAGAATTTTTATTAGGGTTTAGACCTATCTCTGGAATTTCTATTCCTGCCGGGGAAAAATTAAGTGATATTATTTCAGAGTTTCCTTCTTCAGGTCAGTGGGGTAAATTTGCAGCAGGAGCGATTAGAGAATCAAAATTAAAAATGAGAGATCAGTTGTTAAAAACTAAAGGTCCTAAACTTATTGCTTTAAGAAATAATATTTTAAAATTTATAGATTCAGGAGCAATGGAATTAGATGAAGCTATGGGTGTTTCAGCAACTTTTGAAAATGCTCCAGGTTATACAGAACTCGGTCAGGTAATTAAAAAAAGTATTAATCAATCTAAGAGAACAGAAATTGATAATCCCTTTTCTAGATTATTTGCAAAAGTCGTTGCGGGAGAAATTAATCCAACCATTATGCATAATGGCGAAGAAATAGGAATAAAAGAATTTAATAAAATACCTAATTATGATAATTCTAAAAGAATTATTGTATGTACTTTAAAACCTGAAAGCATGACAATAGCCTCTAATAATACTAAGTAACAGGCTAATGTCACAGTATGAAAGAAACTTAGAGCTGTTAAACAAAAGACGTGTAGTGTATCGTAGACTACCTATAACAGATGTACCTGATATAGAAAACGATATGTACATGTTCTTTGAAAACGGCACGTATCAATGCTATGATCTATTTAAGAGTACAGCAAAGATAACTACGTATAAGTCTTTGAAGTGGCATTTGCTTGTTATATGGTATTTAAACC